CTCGATCTTTCTCAACCCATAATCGCCATGCAGCCTTAAGCATTCGTCATTATAGGCTAGAACTGCTTCCTTCAACCCAGTGAAGTAGCCAATGTGTTTCTCTTTACCATCTTTGGCAATTTTTGCTACCCACTTGGGTGTTTTGGTTGGGCTGGTAGGTATGTGCCATGTGACACCAATAAATCCAGATGTTGAGTTAATCCTTAGAGATTCATTAGCCCTATTATCTGAACTTGTCACAGCCCGTAGGTTCTCGATCCGGTTATCAGATCGGTCGCCATTAATGTGGTCGATATAAATTGGCTCATCGCCGTGGAACATCTTCCAGACAATTCGATGCGCCATAACGAGCGCGCCATCAACTTTGATGCGGACATAACCATCTTTGCGCTTATAGCCGCACACGCTGCCAGCCTTCACGCATCCCCTGGACTTTCTTGCTACAAGTTCTGATTGTGATAGCTGAAACAATTCATTCAGTCTCTCAACTGAGGGGATAGGGACGACGCCATTCGGAGCTGCTGGCAGACATTTAGTTTTCGCTGAGCACTTCTTGCAGCTTCCACGATACCCATCGGTGCAGCGGTCGCTTTTATAAAACGATGTCAATGGCTTTGATTCACCGCATTTAATGCATGATTTCATTCAAACCTCACAGTAGGTTTCACAGATGATGTGGGTGCGGCAGGGAGGTCTGTGTTCCCCCTTTTCGACTGGCCGGTCTAGCCGCTCAGTAATTATATCAAACTACTGCTCATCTTTCTGAAATTGCTTTCTTTCTTTGTCCAATCTTTCGGTTAACCCTGAGTTAGCAATTTTTCCATCAGCATCGAGCAGGCAAGGTATTGTTGCACAATAACATCTGTACCGGTTGCCGCGCTCTGCATAGAACGCTTGAACCTCTTCCGTTGTGTATGTGTGTCCATGACGGGCAGCATGCCAACTTCGCGTTGTTGGCTTAAGCGCTGATAGCCATAGAATGGCAGTGTTAAGCCCTAACCTTTCCCTCGACCAGTCTGTTTCCTGCCACTGAGCCTGACGCAACGCCCCAACCTGTTCTGTCTGGGCGATGTTCTTTGCACTGCTCATCGATACATCGAGGCGCTTACTTATCAGCCCTGCCGTTTCCTTCGGGTTAATTCCTCGTCCAATGGCGTCAGATATAACGTTAGCTAGGTCACCTCGTGCCTTATCGCTTTCAAGTTTCCAATCGCTGTATGTTGCGACATATGCGGCGGCTATCTGGTTCTGGTAGGCGGGTGAGGATAGTAAGGCGCTGAGTGTAGTCTGCGATGCATAAACAGGCGACTGAACTGATAGATTAGTGAATGCGTTTAACGTACCTCGCTGATACTCATCAGTGATGTACTGCAAAGCCCAAATGTTCTGGCCATTACCTTGAAGAAGGTGGTCATCCAGAATAGCCTGCACGCGCTCAAGAAGCGCCGCAAGTTGCTGCGCGTTCATGTCATAGATGAATGTGCCAGCGTTCACCTGATAGAGACTAGGAAGCTCTCCCTCTTCGTTATTGCAGACCATGATCCCGCGCTGTGCGTTACCCTCTCGAATCCTGCCAGTCAGTCGCTCATTGAATAGCTGCTTCAGAGCGGTTTTAATGCCCAGATAGCGCTCTTCGATATCGCGATACATCTTGTTGACTTGGCGGTATGACTGAGTGGGGTCAGCTTTGTTGCGGGGTATTATTGGTGTCCCGATTCGGTTAGGTGTTGTCTTCATCGATTAGCGGGTCCTTTCCGGCTGGCGGCTTGTTAGGGTCAGGAACATCAAGTTCTGGTATTGGTTCGAATCCTCCGGCCTGCCTGATTTCGTTCTCGGTAATGGCCGATCGACCAAGAGCCTGTTGAGTTTTCGTGGCCACATCAGCAAGTGCGCCCATATTGGCAAGCTTTTCAGTGTCACCTGGCGCGAGTAAATCAGACCATGTCACCGATACTTCACCGCTACTTGGCGGCGGGATGATGCCGATTTCCCAGAAGCGCTGAATCACTCGTTCAATCAGGTCGGTCAGGAATCCTTGCCGCCTCTCGTTGCAGGTGCCAGCCCATGCGGTTTTATCTTCGGTAGAGGCCAGATTGCCGGTTTGCTTGCCGAACAGGATGTTAAACGGGCATTGGATGGTAGACGCATAACAATTTGCCGAGACGGTCCATGTTGGTGTTGGGTCGGCTGCGGCGACGGAAAGCACTGAGGTTGTGCCTGATTGTGTAACCAAAGCTGAATCGGTACCTCGATTAAGCTTTGCCATCTTGTCGTTCATGGCTTCACCTAAGTCGCTGTATCCGGCTTCCTTAGCCATCTTGGAAATGGTCGCCATGTCTGTATCTTTATCAAAACTAATGCCCAGCTGGCGACTGGCGTTCTTGAGGAACCCTTCAGCACTACCCCCCTTAGATTTCTCAATGTCTAGCAGGTCGTTATAACCGGCCTCGTTGAGTGGCACGCCTGAGAGGATGTTGTCATCCTCAGACCCTTCGGCCAGCAGGATAACCCTGCTCGGGTGAACCCTAATGCTTCTGACGGGTCCATAGGTGCCATCGTCTCCTACAGGCTGCTCATTGAACTCATAGTCAACGGGCTGGCCGTATGTCTCAGAATGGGTGTCTGTATCGAAGTTCCCAGGCTTGATCTGTGACTCCCATGCAGGAATGAGCTTCACAAGCGCGGCACCGCCAATCAGGCCTACCGCCTTAGTGTTAATGGGCTGGTTCCAATCCAAACCGTCTTTAACCTGAATCAGCAAAGCTGAATAGCGCCCAACCAAATTGCGCCGGTCTGCATCTTTGATTTTTGCCCAATGCTTTTTGAGCAGCGCCGTGACTTGCTTCTCCCAGGGATTTGTTTGCTTGGCCTCGTCAGCCACCTCGCCATCGATAATTGTTGGCCTATCAACCCAGCACGATTCCAGCGTTTTATGTACACCGGCGTAAGCAGAAGAGTTGCGACGGTATGCCCGATACAGCATTTCGAAGGTGACTTGATCCGGGTAACCAAATTCATCCCACAGCTTCGTGCGCTTCGTGTTTCCATTCATACCTGCATAAAGCATGCGCTGGCGGCCCACGGCATCAGCAAGGGCATTAACGAGGAATTGTGCCTCGGTTGTTAAATCACTCACTGGTGCTCCTTAGAAGAAGATTGCGCCGACTTGTTTGTGGTTGTTCTTGGCTACGGCAAAGTAGCGGAACGCATCAGAGCCGTGAGATGTGTGGTCATGTAATGGCTTGTCTTTCCAGCAGCCTCGCTTGTCGTCCCACTCCTTGCGATAGCCTTCAAGGTGAGTAATGCCTTCTGAGCTCTTCTCTTCATCGAATACGCATTTGGATAGGATTTCACGCACGGACTCGATGCCGGTATCGATGCCGGTTCTCGGTACAACTTTGAATGTCATGGAGTAGACCTGACCGTCAATTTCATAGCCTTCGCGGGCCAGCTCTTTACGAGACTTGGCGTCAGAGCCGAACTCACGGTTTTCGATGTCATGCGGCCCCCAGTGGTCGCCATACTCATAGCCGCGGTCTTTCAGCACCTTCATGTAATGGCGCAGACCTTCACCGGAATTCTCGTAGTAGTCGATGACGTGGAACTCTTCGCCAACTTCCCGAACGAACCAGATGGCCGTTGAGTCGCCCACACCAATATCCCAGAACGTGTGAACCGGTAGGTGTGAGTTATCAGGCAGTTTGCCAATGCGTTTGTTGGTGTAGAGCCAGCGGAACTGTTTGGCGTAGTAAGCGCCTTCAACTGACTGCTGGAATGCTTCTGCGGGGATGGTTGGATATTCCCGCTTCATGTCATCGCCGAGAGTCTTCTCTTTGGAGTAATACCAGGCTTTCTGACGCTCATTAAGATGAACGTCATGCTTGGACTGCATCTCATCAAAGTAATCAACAAGGCGTTCAGGGATAGATTCTACTGGGTCGATTGCATACAGCGGATCTCTCCACCAAGAGAAGAAGAAAAACTTCCAGTCGAGATTGGATAAAAGCTTTCCCTGAAGTTGAGATTTCTCAGCGTCTTGGCAATAATCAAAGAAATAGCCTGACCGTCCCTCAGCAGTGCTTTCTAAAGTGATTTTCCCGCCAAGAGGAACTGCTTCAAAGGCACCAGTCACTATCTCTTTGGCTTTGTCCGGCCACTTAGCGCAAATCTTCCCGAATTCTGAGACGTGCAGGCTATATAGCGTCCCACCACGAAATGAAGTGGATACAGTAACGCTGCCTCCGCTCTTGAAGACATACTCACTAGTAGTCTCTTTAACCAGCGGGTTAGCCTTTTTAATGTCGTCCGTCATTCGTTGATAGGCGAACTGCGTCTTGTTTCGAAATAGCCTTTCCGCATCAGGTCGGGTATGGGCAATCAATGCGCACTCTTTCCCGTGGAATATGGCTAAGTCCAACTGAATTATGCAAACCTCAGTTGTGAATCCGAGTTGCCTGGCCTTCAAAATGACATTTCGGTCATGCATCCCATCGAAATACTCCAACTGCTCAGGAGTCATTTTGAATGTTACGCATTTCCCATTTTTATCTTTGATTTTATAAAGGTGGTTGAGACGCCAGAACCTGTTTTTCAGGAGCGCTTTCTGCTTGTCTGTTAACACAGAGTCTCCTTACAAATCATCATCTCCTATCTCAGCCATCACCGAAGCTACTGAGCTAATGGACATCCCACCAGAGTGCTCAATTTTTTGCTTGTTGGTGTAGGCATCACCACACTCTTTAGCTGCTTGTTCGATAAGTTGCGCGGTAAGAGCGAAGTTCTTCATGCCCTCAGTGCGGCTGGCCATTCGGTCAAGCATGCGGAGCCGATAAGCTTTGTTGGCGATCGGGATATCAGAAACTTCCTTCTGAAATCGCTCACGTGTGATATTGAATAGGTCAATCCACTTTTGCCCAAGGTTCTTGGCTATGGACTTAGTGGGGTCGTATGAGGAGACCTGCTGAAGCGTTAGTGTCAGACCAAATTCCTGTTTCATTAGCGCGGCTACTTGCGTCGGCGTGTCGTAGCAAGCTAGAGCCTGAACAATGGAGGCTTTAACCTCTGGTTTTAATGCAGCCATTGATTACCTCCATGACTAACGTTATGTAACAATTAGGCTAATTTAAGCATGCAAGTTCCGCAGGCCCTGGCAATGTTGAGTTGCGATATTTCGGGCAGGCTCTTTGCAGCATCAATCATATCTTGGACTTCAACGCTTGCACCGTATCTGCGCACCACGCCGACGAACTCTTCTACATCATGACCACGCATCGTTAATACCGGCTGACCTTCTTTGTTGAACTTTGGCGATCCGAATTCATCAGTGGCCTGCGCTATGTGATAAAGCTCATGCTCGACCAAGGCGCAGAATTCGAGGTCAGTGCATTGCGAGCAGTAATCGGCAGCAAGGGTGATTATGTATTTAGGAACCTCGCTGAACCATTCATGCATTTGCTGAACCATTCTTGCTTTCTGCCAACCACCTGCCCTCATTGCTACCTGCTCAGCTTGGCCTAGAACCGTCCTACCCTGCTTTTCAAAAGCAGATGATGCCCACATGATTCTTATGTCCGCGTCAATCAGGTGTGAGTGGTCTGGATTATGCAGCCGACCCTCTTCGCTGAGGATTTGCTCATTAACCCATTCAAGTACTTCGGGAGCAGGAAAGATGCGGGTATGAAAATGTAGAGTGTTTGATTGATCTAGTGGTGGCATAGGCCTTTTGATTGAATCAGCCATATGTGCTCCTTTGTCATTATCTAGCTCACTCTTGAATGAGCTATGGAATGACCTGCGTTAAACTGCTGTTGTTTAGGCCGCTGCGCTGTCGGCATTGATAACCGCGAGAGCCTCAGTGGACTCCTGAACTGCTTTAATGGTTCGCGCTACGATTTCGCTCTCGCCAAACACGCGATTGTATTGGGCGATGAATAGCTTTTGCTTGAACGTATCGCCCTGGATGAAGTCAACGGCCTTTTTCAAAGCAGCGGTGTCATATTGAAGGGCTGCAAGCAAATCAAGCTGGTTCTGCTGGGCGGTGGTGATTTCAGTTTCTGCCATTGAAGGCTCCTGTTATTTTATGATGATTACTTCTGTCTGGCGTCTTCTATCCGACTAATTCCTTCTATCTTCCCTGTGCAGTCTTCCAGTGCGCCCTGCATAGTGAGATTGAGCACTACGCTATCCGCGTATGTCATATCATCAGGAACGTCTGGGATTTCGCAGTCAATTAGAAGGCTTGGCGGTATCGGCAGGTTTGGTACTTTTACTGCTTCGTATTCTGTCTGCGTTTTCGCGCAGCCGGTTAACAGCATCAGCAGGAACAGGAGCGAGGCCGCACTTGTCAGCCGCAAGATACTTCTTGATTTCATCCTGTAGCTTCCTGTTCTGTTGGGCGGTGACTGCTCGCTGATCTGCGACCTGTGAAACCACTTCGTTTTGAGTGTGCACGGCATCAATAAGGCTACTTACCGATTCGGCAAGGCCGTCATTTTTGCTTCGCAGTTGGTTTATTTGTTCGTCTTTGCTATTGGCGAGCTTTTCAAGGCGGTCATTGGTGGCGGTCAGCTGGCTGTTTCTGACGTTCAGACCCCAGAGGGCAACGCAGAAAAGCATGCAGATGAAGATACCAATGTTATTTCGGATAAGGCTTATTACGTTGAGCATAGAATCCCCTTAGCTTTAGTTAAGCGGGATTGCCTGTCATCAAGTCCGTTTGTGCCGCCGTTGATGGTCTTTGTGATTGCCAGCACGTCATCAGCGTCAGCCAATTTGTTCAAGTTGTGATTGCTCCACCACGCTGCAGCGGATTCAGCCGCCAATGCGTAGGTGGTTAGCTTTTCAGGGTTGTTGAGCACTTCAACACCCAACTGCTTCACCAGAGCTGCATAGTTCGCCTTTCCGGTTATTTGAATCAAACCACGACCGCGATATCGATACCCGTCACCAGAATTAACGTCTCCGTTCCCGTTTCGATTCGCGTAAATGATGCTTGCGATCATCTGCTGGTCTGCCGGATGGCTTGCGTTTCTTCCGTACTTCGCCGCCTGCGCTGGCGTAATGCGCTTGGCAAACATCGAAGTTAAAGCGGTTTCACTATAATTCAACCCTTCCTCAAGCTTCTGAAAGCTCAAAGACTCATGACCGGTTTGCGCGAGAAAGTGAGCCTGACGCAATGCCGTGGTGATTCCGTATTTTGTCATTGCTGCCGCAATAGCCGGATACCACGCGTCACGTTGAGCGCTAGTAATTCCAGTAGCAGCCTGTAGTTGATTAGCTGTCAGCATTCGCTCCCCCGCTTCCTTCGATTCCTACGCGCTTTCTTACAGAAGAAAACAGCGCATCGACTCCGATGTAACCAACGAAAGCAGAGAATGGCCAGCAAAGTTCAGGCGGGAAAGTCCAACCGAAGATTGCGCAAAGCGCCGTGAGGGTTGGTTGAGCGAAGAAACAAAGGATTCCGCACATCGTGGCACCAGTCATGCGGTCTCTCCATACAGTTTTCTTGTTTCTTGAGGTGGCTAATATCGACATAACGAACGCCAGAATAGAGTAACCAGCCTCATTACGGTGATTTGCCAGCCAGGCGATCATGGCCGCCCATGTGTCGGGTCTATCTGGCATATTCTTCATCCGGTAACCTCGCTCAGCGGGAGGCTGTGTAATTTATGGGGATTAGCGCCGGAGCATGAGGCGACACGGGGTCATTTGAGGGTGAATGCTCGGCGCTAAATTTGGGCATAAAAAAAGCCCCACCATTTATGGCAGGGCTTAATAATCTTGGCGCTAATATGGGGTCCGCAACGAATCAACGGAATCTCAGCGTTAGAGAACAATACACACAGTTTCGGGAAAATACAAGCTTTAACTGTTTGGATGATCAGTAAATAAAAAACCCCGCCGGAGCGAGGTTGGAAATAAGCTCAATTCTGAGCTTATTAAGCAGCGATGCCACTAATGCCGAGCATCTTCGATAATTTTGTTAGGCCTTTCGCGGTGACCAAAACTTGCTCCACCACCTTTTCGCTGCCACCTGAACGCTCCACTGTCGTCACCTTATGTTCCAGCACCCCCTGCTGAATTTTATCCTGATATGCGATCCATGCCTTGCCCCCAGCACGGCGATAAATCCAATGGCTTTCTGACATCATTTTGAATAAGAACTTTGGCTGCACCTGCAAGTGCTTGGCTGCATTGGTAATGCACATACTGCCGTCAGCTTTTGCAATACGGTCAAGCGCCTCCACGTCAGGCTTCATTTCTTCAACCTTGTGTTCGAGCGCAATTACTTTTTCGCTATAAGTCAACAATGTCCCGCGCAGGAATTCAGCATCATTAAGTGCAGCCATTGGGTCGAAGGCTGGCTGACTCATTGCTTCTAATTTATCCACCAGTGAGCGGCGAACGGCCTTGGACTCACGAGCCGCAACACGTAGTGCTTGTTTGATAGACATGCCAATGATGTCAATATCAGCACCGTTTTTACGACCTACACTTTTTGTGTAGGTCTCTCCTTCAAGCTCATCAATTACCTTTTCGATGAATTTGTTATTACGCACCGCTGGCTCACCACACTGCTTCCGAGCAGCATTAATCATCTCAAGCAGAGACTGCGAGTCGATAGTTTTCTCAGTGACAGATCCGAAGTTATTTGCTAAAGTCAACTTAGTCATTAAATAAATCCTTCTGTGATTAGTTTGGGTTTGTGACATACGCCAGTAGGTGCAAACTACTGGCTTTTTTATTGCTGCATGTCAGAGCAATCGCGCCATCCCATACGCCTTTCAGTGAATCCCTTCCTTGCCATTCAACATCTCCAACATCCCTTGTGCGTTACGTGCATGAAATCCATTCATATCAATATTTTCTGTCTCACGAACCAAACTTTGTCGTGCCTTGTCGATCATGTGGTGACTTTCATTCGCCATATCGTAAAAGAAGCCATGGTGCGAAGAGCCGAGTTGTTTCAGTGCCGGATAAACCTGTTTGGCAACACGGCGGCCTTTATCCATCCATACCCACATGTAGGAAAGGTTGATAAGCTCTTCGTCTGAGAACTGCTTGGTGATAGGTGAGTGATTAATTTCGCGATCCAAGATGTCCAGCACCCAGCGACGGAATTCTTTGGCCTTGTCGGTTGTTGCGAACATCGCGATCAGGTGACAGCCGCGAAGTGAGAACACACGGACACTTTTTTCACGTAAGTTGTTGTTTATCCCGTTGGTCATCATTTTGATGACCATTGACATGCTGCCTGTGAATTCACCTGAGTTACGGGAGTAAATCGTGGATACGCTCTTACTTGATGCATATCCAAGCGCCCTAGCTAAGTCGGCAGATGTCAGCCAAATATCATTCATCTGTGCAACTGGCGACAGGCTAACACCGTGGAAATTAAGTTCTGAATTCGCTATACTTCTCATGTTGGTTTCTCGCTTAAAGTTACTGACGCCGAGGCCCTGACTATCGCAAGTAGTCGGGGCTTCACTTTTTTTGTGCACTCAAAAAACCTTCTTCCATTAGGCTTTTCTCTAAACGTTTAATTACTTCTCCATTTAAAGATCTGCATTCCTTGCTGGCAGCCGCCTTTAACGCATCTTTGAGCCAATCCGGAAATCTAATTCCAGTTGGGGGAATATTTCTTGCTTCTTTCATACAAACCTCTATTACATGATGTAGCATTAAATACTACATTATGAATCTATCTTGTCAAGCGAAAAGTGTCTACATTATGTAGTATGATATGTAGCAAGGAAGATTCATGAAAGGTGCAAGCCAAATAGCCCCACTTGGGGTGCGATTACCCGATGATTTGAAAGAAAGAATTCAGGTTAGGGCAAAAGAAAACGGTCGTTCTATGAACGCTGAAATTGTAGATATCATTGATAACTCGTTTTCTGAAGCTCCTAATCAGGAGGCGGCCTATCTCCAAGAGATGATTTTACATACGCAAACTGTAATAGATTTGAAAGACCAAATTATTGCCTCCCAAGAAAGCACACTCGACAGCTTGAGATCGACCGTATCAAGCGTGGAAAGCTCAAATAACATCCTCAAAGGGCACATTAAAACACTAGAGGATCATGTCAAAATACTTGAGAGCCATGTAAAAATACTAGAGGGTCATATCAAAACACTTGAAGAGTAGCTGGACTTGCTTAAATCAATGTGAAAAAGCCCACCTAAGTGGGCTATACCGAGTTATCTAGCCACCTTCGCTAAAACACTATTCGCATACCCCTCTTCGATTTCTAGCCTGGTAATAAGTTGATCATAAAACGGCTTTACTGACTTTTTCCAGGTATCCAACGTGAGAGCGTCAGTCATTTTACTGATCGCGTCAAAAGCTTCAGTTGATGGAATGCGCTCATAACCTCGACCACTGCAGCGCTTGCAGTCACAAAGAACTGGAATCCCCTGCTCTTCACTTAGCTTTCTATTCACAGCGCGTCCACGCCCTTTGCAGTCGTTACACGACGCTGAGACAACACATTTCCCGTTACACTCATCACATAACACTCTGACCTTTTCTCTCACCCCGCGCCTTACCTCATATTCAGAAGGTATTACGTCTTTAACTCCGAACTTGATAGATGCCCTCATTATGTCTTGAGCAACAAATGGCATATGGGCCTTAGTAGTGAATACCTCTACCTCAATAAATCCTTCCCCCTGGCAACATTCGCAGGGCTTCTTACTCGAAGCTGAGCGACAATGATCCATGTAGGCATAAGTTGCGAGGACTTGCATAACAATTGGTTTAATATCACTTTCGAGCTTACGTAAGGCGGCAACCTTATCGCAGGTTTGTAGTGCGAATTGTTTAAGTAGCGATACGGCGCGGGCGGCGTCGTTATTGCTTATTCCAACCTTCCCCATGAACGCGCTATATCCTAATGGCGCCAAACTCTGAGTTAATCCCATCGCTCCCATCATGTCCGTGCCGGATAACGCGTCAGAAGCGGTAGCAGGAGGCATGCTCGTGAAGTTCTGAGTCTTAGGGAAATGATATTTTACGCTAGATTCAAGGCTCATTTCTTTCTCCGCTTTGTTAAACGCGCCGGACTGGCTGGGTAGCTATTGCGAGGTTTGAGTTCTTGGCTGGGATTGATGGGGGTAAATAGGGAGAGTATTTTGGTTATTAATGGGGTCATAATTTCACCTGCTCATTTTGCCAATACGGTAGCGGGTTTTTGTTTCCAGCCTTTCTGATTCGGGACTTGGCGTTCTTCTCTATCTGAATCAGCTTTTCGATGTTCTGGCGGCGCTGCTGCTCTTCTCGCCTCAAATATTTGACGCTTTCGATATACCGGTTTTCTTTTTCGCAGAGACCAAGCAAGTAGTTGAATGGCTCAATCAGGGAGTCGCATTTACGGCACCGCAGGGTTCTCTCTTTTTCATTGATCCAAACGGCGTCATGATGACAGCGAACGCCCTCTCCATCATTCATGCGTAACGCCATTCCATCGCGCAAATCCTCTTTCTTTTCGGGAAAGGCGACGACGTTACTAAGTTCACTTTCTGTATCTGAACTCATATAGCTTCTCCGAATGGTTTAGGTTTACCGCTTAGGGATTTCAAGGCTGCGTATTTAATTGCAAACAAATGGGCCCTAATCCTTATTTTGGTAACCTTCAATTGATGCCGGTGATGTTTTAGCTTCCAAGGAAACCAGACAAGCAGGACAAGTGCCCAGATAATCGCAGTCAACACCATGTCGATTGTCATGCCGCTTCTCCGAGTTGTTTTAATGCCTTCCGTTTGGCCTTGTATTCATCCCTGATGCGTTCGTATTCTTCACGGCGGTAACGCACAGCTTCATGCGGCCCCATCAGTTGCTGATAGGCTGCTTTGCCGATTTTGGCGATGATTGCGGGGGTGTAGTTCTCGATATTGCCGGAGAGGTGGTTATTGCAGGGTGCGCACTGTTTATGGCAGTTGGCCTCACTAAATCTCAACTCAGGATTCGCGCCTACTGTTCGATAGTGTCCGGCGTGATACTGTCCATCATGGAAACGGCCGCAGCTGATGCATGGTAGCGAGGCGTCGCGCTCTCGAATGTATGCGTTGAATTCTGTCTGGGCTTGTTTGGCAAAATAGCTGAGGGGTTTTACTGCGAGCTTTCTAATCTTGAGGGTTCTTTTTTCCTGCTGAGTCGTTTCCTTCTGCTGTCGCTCCTGCTCCTGTATGCGCTTTTGACGCCCTTTCTCCGCTAACTCCTTAATTAGGTCTTCCTTGTGTTCCTCACTGCACCACCATTCGTATAGAGTGGCTGGCTTGAATCGTTTTTTGCATATTTTGCAATTACGGTGATTCGGGATTTTCATTTACGCCCTCCCGCTGATTATGCTTACTGACGCACTCAGCACAATAAAAGCTTCTTTTGGGTCCTAAGTATGTATGCCCACAACCGAAACACGTTCC